TCAGACGTGTGCTCTTCCGATCTCAGAGAATCGACCTCAACTTGATAGGCCTCTTTTGCAGTGGCGGAGTAGGGTACTTTCCCAGTGGAGAGGATCTCAAGACGAGCCTGGTTGCCCAGGGCTTTCATTTTGTTGGCATAGTTAGCATAAGCACGCTCCACTGGGGTATCAGCTTCGGACACCAGGGTATAGGCGTCCTTTGCCTCAGCCATCTTAGTGCTGGGCTGAGTACGCTCTTTGACCTTGCCAGTTCGCTTATCGACATAAACAGGGTCATCCACATCTTTCCATATGTATTCGCCTGTCTTTTCATCGATTTTTGGACTACCTTGCCTCTTAGTGACAGAAGTCTCCGATTTAGCACGGGAAATCAGAGTCGAAGCACCCTCGTGGTATCTTCCGTCTTCATCAACCGTGCCCTGATACTTCTTTTTCAAAGAGCTGATGCCATTGTCGATCTCACTTTGCTTATAGTCCAGCTTGTGTTTTTCGGCATCGATAACTACCATGCTATGGCGAACGGCTCTTGCAAGCTCATCCTGCATGGCACCCTTCAAAGTCATATCGGTAATCAGATTAGAAATGACACCCATCTCTTTCTGCGTGTTCTTCATAGGCTTGAAAGTGCCAGCCGGTTTTCCGCCATACTCCAATTTTGGGTCAAATCCTTCAAGTCCCTTCAGAGGAGGAGTGGAAGTAATCTTGACCTTGCTTTTACCAGAGTTACAGGGGATGACCATGACAGTATCGCCATCAAAGTCAGCACCTGAAAGCCGTTCCGCAACCTTACTGTTAATACCGATTGCATCTTTAGGTGTGTTGCCAAGGATTCGACGAGCCTCTGCCTGCTTGTTATTCACTGTAAGGATAGGGATCTCAAAAGTTCCGCCATGTGGGTAACGAACCAGAGCTACTGTTTCACCATTCTTGTAATTCGGGGCATACACTTCATTGTCTTTCATCGAAGTGATAGGTAGGATCACCTGATATTTCTGACGAGGAAGAGCAGCTGCCTGAAGGTGCACAGCAGCAGAGTCACAATCATCCGCAAAGGATTTCAGTAATGATTTTTTGACCGTCGGATTTGTCAGTGAACAGATTTCATCAAATTCAGCCATTTTATCAGATGCCGCCAAGTTCAGCTGTTTATTGACCAGACTCAAACTCTGCTTAGAAAGAAACTGGGAGGGGAGTTTATCTGCCCATTCACCCCAGTCGCCCTCTTCGGCACGCTTATTGATAAGGGAAAGCTGTCGTTTGCCATCAGCATCGATGTAATAGCTCTGCCCACCGGCTTTGATAAGTGAACCAAACGGATTGTCAGGGTCATCCTTGACCTTCTTTAGAACATCCGATGTCGGGGTGCCTTTTTTCTTATTGGTATTGAACATTACATCCACGCCATCAGGAAGATCATCAGAATAGACAGCCATTCCTTTCAAATATCTATTACCATCCACCAGAATGCGAACCTGAGCATAATGGGAATCACCAAGAGACAAGTCATCTACACCGCGACGAATTTCAATGACACCATCTTTCTGAATTCCGCCGTCTTCCGCATAACGGATTTTCAAGCGGCTTGAATCCATACTTTTAGGATAGACAAACTTGTCGAATGTCTCGCCGTCGTCATGAGACACATAGTCTCTGACGGAATGAACATTCTCGAAATTATAAATCTCTTTATGCTCTGTTCCTGGAGGGCAGAGAACCTTGATGTTTGTTTGCTTACCCGGGTTTGTTACCTGAGGGACACCGCCGCCATAGATGGGATAACCTTCCATTTCCAAAATATAAAGAGCCTGGTTCATTTTCTCTTTCGAAATACCAAGCTCTCTTTCGACTCCGGTTCCGACATCGATCATGCCTTTTTCCGAAATCTGTTTTTTCAGAAATTCAGCGGTCTGCTTTGCCTGATTCATACGCGCTTCGGAACTCTCATTCAAAAGCGAGCGAACCGAAGAATCGTTAGCAAAGCCCATCTTATCAGCGATTTCATTCAAACTATAACCCTTAGCACGAAGAGCCTTAGCCGTAGCGACATCAGCAGAACGACGTTCATCCTTTGCAAGGCTCATCTGGGTACGAAATTGGGTTGTACTCAAGCCCATAGATTTTGCAATGGCTACTTCTCCTGTGTAAGTTTTTCCATCTTTATCGGTAAAGGTGAAATTGGACTTTTTCAGTTCCTCTACACGGGAAAGAAAATCACCGCTGTGCTGATAAGGGTTATCACCCGAACCCCAAGGATAACGACCAGACCTTCTGGGCATACCGTAATGCATTAAAATATCATCCGTGAGACTCATGGTTTAACCCTCCTGTTCTCTGATTTTTCTAATAACCTTGTCGAAAGTAATAATCTTGTCCATGATTGGAACAATATCTTCGGCAGTAGGTGTGTGATACAGAATTTCGTTGTTCTGATACAGACGAAGTTCCATCTCGATTTCCGATGGTTTCACCTTGTATTCCAAACAAAAAAGAGCAGCGTATATTTCAAGCTGCTCCATGTGCGCCGGCACGACACCGGTCTTCAAATCATGAATACGAAGAGTGCCATTCCGGAACACAATCGTATCGGCGGTGCCAAAGCAATTTTCTGAATAGAACAGAATCTGTTCAGGCACCATACGAAAACTAATTGCGTCATTGACATACATGTTCAATGTTTTCTGTGACTTGGGGAGTTTTTGCCCCAAAGTGATACATTGACATGCAAAGTCATGTAGAACGGTTCCTCGCTGTGTGGCCAAAAACTTTGAATAAGCATCGGCTACTTTTGTTTCATCATAGTTAATCCAATGATACTTGCTGGCACCAAGAAAAGCGTGTTGCCCTTCAAGATTGGAATGATTGTTGAAGATCATGCAGCACTTCCTCCTTGTTCTCGGGGCAAATAAATCTGGAAAAAGACATCTCGTCCATCTTGCCCACATAATATTCTTGGTTCGGTTGCTTTTTTGCGCCAGCGTGTTGTTTACATTCCAGAGCAGCCCATTTGTCGTTGAACAGAATAAGCAGATCAGGAATGCCCTGTAAATATCCAGAGTCGCTTTTCATCACGATGCAACCCGGAAAAAGCTTCTTAAGCTCCTTAATGAGCTTCGATTGAAATTGACTTTCGAGCATTGGCAAATGAGCCTCCTTTCATGTAGTTTTTCAAAACTGAAAAGAGAATGTCTATTCTTAAAAATAGCTTTTTTACTCCTCTCTTCATAAAAGGGAATGTATTTTTCGCGCGGCGGAAAAAGACATAAAAAAAAAGACCGAGACACCGTTTAAGCATCTCGGTCAAATATAAAGTTGTTTGTTATCGAGCTTCTACACTTACTGGATCAAGTTCAAAGAGACTGGTATCAGAATTGTAGCTCCGCACTTTAGCCTGTATTCTTACATTGCTGCCGACTTTGATATAATCAGCAAGCGTAAGCCCGTCTCCTAAATCATATACCCCAACATCCTTAAACTTAAAAGTTGGACCAGGGTTTGCAGTATTTTCATCCACATAGTCTCCCGCACTGATTAGCAAATCATATCGAGTGTCGTAGTTATCGTGGTTTGTAAGATATGTAATGCAGCCATTAAACTCAATAACCTGGTTCTTATGAGCCTCTGCAAAATCGGCATACGATTGGTCCATATCTGCTTTAAGAGAAAGTATTGCTGCCAATTCCGGAGAATTATCTACTGTCAAAATATCAATAGCGGGTGCTTCGGTTGAAACGGATTCACTGTCTGTTTCAGAAGTTTCTTTTTCCGGGAATGTGTGATATGTGATTATAACCTCGACATCAGCCGGATACCAAACATCAGCAGAGTATCCAGTATTGCCATCCACGGAAACAGATTCGACCTCACCGTCTTTTGTAAGCCAACCAGTAACAAGGTCGTCAAGTTTTTCGAGTTTGATGTTTGTGAAGCCACTACTTTCAAACTCGTCAACTACTTTTTGATAATCCTTGCCTTTTTGAATACTGGAACCTGACGGAGTTTTAGCTTCACCTTCGTGTCCCTCTGAACTACAACCTGCAATCATAAATATCATGACAATCGCCATGCACGCTGCCAAGAACTTTCTCATCTCATTATCCCATCCTTTCCGAGGGCATTAAAAAAGTGCGCCCCCACAACGAGAGACGCACCGAAAAAGTGTCAACCCTCATTGTTGCCACACAATCTCAATCAAGCCGCAAAGGGACAAATGAAATGAGTAAAGAGAGAAAACACTTTTTACCAAAGCAGTTTTCCCTAAACGACTTGAACATATTAGATTGTGTGGCTCTTATAGTATAGCACAGCATAAAAGAAAAAGGAAGAACTTTCGGTAAAAAGTCTTGACATTTTAGTCTACTTGTGCTATGTATTCCGACCTCTGGCCAAATGCCCACTTTTCTCGCCCTATTTATATATTTATTAAAACTTTTTATCGCAATTAAATAAGAAATAAAAGTGGGAAAGTGGGCTTTTTTCACAAGAAAAATTTCAAATCAGCGCAAATCGGCCATTTGGGGGCAAAAAACGCCTAAAAAGTGCCATTTTCAGAAAATGCCTCCAAATTTTTCTGCCCACTTTTGGTTTTCAAAACCGGGCTTTTGCCCACTTTTTCTGGGCTTTTTTCAAGAAAATTGTCCGTACACGCTCAAAAATTTTTTCAAAAGTGGGCTTTCGCCCGAATCCGCCAAACAAAAGTGGGCTAAAATTTACACAATTTTCAAGTATGTACGGACTCATTTCTCTCATCTCCAAACCCGTCCGTTCCGTTTATCAACCAGAATAATCCGACCTTCGATCTCGAAGTCAGCCAACTCACACAAGTAAAACAGTGTATGCAGCAGCCTATGAAATCTTTCGTCTTCTTCACGCTCAATGTTCTTGAGGGCTTCGTAAGCGGTCGGGTCAGAATATCCTTCGGCATTTCGTCGAGGATTAGTAGTGTTCGCCATGATGCAGGTACTCCTTTCTTCTAAGTTTGTTTCAAGATTGCTACGCCTTCTTTCAAGCTTTCCGGAATATCAATTACTCGCTGGTTACGGCTTCCTCTGAAATCAAGCTCCAACGATTTTTCAGCCTGTACGAACGGGCCGTCAACGAGTACATCAATATGTTTAAGAAGCTCGATGCCTTGCTTGTACAAGTCTTCAAAAAGATAACCAGTGTAGCACCAAATGCTAAGCCCCATTTCATGAGCTTTTTCAGCAATCAGAGCACACTGATAAATCTGACAGAACGGCTCGCCTCCGGAAATGGTAATGCCGTCCATCCAATTTTTTCTTTTTGAAATATCATCGAGTATATCTTCGATCGACACGAGTTTTCCGCCACCGAAAGGGTGAGTTTGAGGATTGTGGCAGCCGGGGCAATGATGTGGACAACCTTGAGTGAATATCACATACCGGATTCCTTCCCCGTCAACAATAGACTCCGATTCAATCCCCGAAATTCGAATCAACTTCATGTTTGACACGATCTCGCTCCTCCGCACGCTTAGCATCATTCCACTTATCAAGAGTTCCGACCAAATATCCAGTGATGCGACGAATGCGTTCGAACGGAACTCCATCGGCTTCGCTCCGTCCGCAGCAGGGGCATGTATCATTGATAATTCCGTTATAACCGCAGACAGGATCTCGGTCTACAGGATGATTGATGCTTCCGTAACCAATACCAGCTTCTTTCATGTGTCTTACAACACGCTCAAAAGCAGCCAGGTTTTTGGTCGGATCACCGTCCAGTTCTACATAGGAAATATGACCGGCATTGGTAAGAGCATGGTATGGAGCTTCAATGTCGATCTTCTTAAGAGCCGGGAGATGATAATAGACCGGAACATGAAAACTATTAGTGTAGTAGTCACGATCGGTAACTCCCTTAATAATACCAAATTCTTTTCGGTCAGCTCTAAGTAAGCGTCCGGCTAAGCTTTCAGCAGGAGTAGCAAGACAGGTTACATTCATACCAAACTGCTTGCTTTTCTCATCACAATAGTTCCGAATATAACCTACAATTCGCAGACCAAGCTCCTGAGATGCTTCATCTTCACCATGATGATGCCCTGTCAATGCCACAAGACACTCTGCAAGCCCACAGAAACCGATAGAGAGTGTTCCGTGTTTCAGCACCTCTCCAACCTCATCGTCCGGTCTAAGCTTGTCAGAGTCCATCCATACGCCTTCTCCCATGAGGAATGGAAAGTTTCTAACTACTCTTGACGCTTGAATCTCGTATCGGTCGAGAAGCTGCTGCATGGTTTTGTCAAGCATTCCATCGAGCAGTTTGAAAAATTGAGAAATATCACCATCAACCACAATAGCCAGCCTCGGAAGATTGATAGAAGTGAAACTCAGATTACCTCTGCCGGGAGCGATCTCGCGAGACGGGTCATAAATATTACCCATTACACGAGTACGGCAACCCATGTAGGCAACCTCCGTTTCAGGATGACCGGGCTTGTAATACTGGAGATTGAAAGGTGCGTCAATAAAAGCGAAGTTAGGAAACAGACGCTTTGCACTGACCTTCATCGCCAGTTTGAACAGGTCATAGTTTGGGTCATCGGGATTATAGTTGACTCCCTCTTTGACACGGAAAATCTGAATCGGGAAGATAGGTGTTTCGCCATGACCGAGTCCTGCTTCTGTAGCAAGCAGAAGCTGCTCAATAGCAAGACGACCTTCCCAAGATGTATCTGTGCCATAGTTAATAGAGCTGAACGGAACCTGAGCGCCGGCACGGGAATGCATGGTATTCAGATTATGAATAAACCCCTCCATAGCCTGATAAGTATCGCGAGTAGTCTTTTCCATAGCATAGTCGAGAATCCATGCTTTGTCTTTTAGGTCATTGAGGCGTTCGCAAATCGCGTAACCCTCTTTCAGGTACTTTTGATAGGTATAACGGACGCCCTCGGCCATAGCATAATCGAAGTCCACAACACTCTGTCCGCCATGCTGGTCATTTTGATTAGACTGAATGGCAATAGCAGCCAGAGCAGCATACGAGCCAATGCTTTTTGGAGCTCTCAGATGGCCGTGACCGGTATTGAATCCGTCCTTGAAAAGCTTTCGAAGCTCAATCTGCGTGCAGGTCGTCGTCCACGCATAGAAGTCAAGGTCGTGTATATGAATCCATCCATCGCGGTGAAGTTCTGCAATTGCAGGTTTAATCAAATACTCCAGATTGTACTCCTTGGCGGTGTTGGCACCATATTGCAGCATAGCCCCCATAGGGGAGTCACCGTTGATGTTGGCGTTATCTCGTTTCAAGTCACTATCTTTTGCCTGAAGAACGGTAATACTATCAAAAATAGCTTTTACCTTTTCTCCGAATTGTTCATTCATAGAAAACCCTCCTTAAATATCATCCTGATTGCGATGCAGACTGTGTTCAGCGTCGAAACCATCCGGATACCTGGCTTTCAGTTTGTCCACATTCATCTGCATGATGGTTTCAAGGTCATACCCAATGGCGTTTGCACTTACAGCGAGATACCAAGCCACATCTCCAAGCTCTTTAGCCATATGTGCAGTGTCCAGTTCGTGCCCCTGAAACAGATGCTTTTTCAAAATATCAATTGCTTCGCCGGCTTCTCCGTTCAGTCCCATTAAGCCATTGAGTAGAAGTTTCTCAGGCGGTAAATCTCCTGGGGCTGTGCGAAGAGCTGCCTGCTGATAATCGTTCGGTGTCATATTTTTTCCTCCTGTGATTACGATTTACCAGTGCAATAGCCTGGTTTATTTGAATATCAAGCTGACGTTGTTCTTTTGCTTCCCGCAGACGGTCACGAACAGCCTGAATATCCGCTTTTGTCGCTTCTCTGGCAAGCATGTTTTTTTCTCCTTTACACAAAAAATAAGAGCCAAGGTTTAACCTCAGCTCTTACATGACTTGTTAATTTTTCGATTTGTGGTATTTCCAGGCTTCACAAACCGTTTCCTTGCATTTCGGATAATCAGGGCGTCCGCATTTGTTGCAGATAAGCTCTTTCCGTCCGAGATCCGGAATATCTTCCTCAAATTCTCTGATAACAGTTGTCCATGTGCCGTCTTTTCTTCGAACCGGACAGGACATTCTGGATTTGACTTTCATTGACATCGCCTCCTCGTAGTATTTTACCACAAATATAACAAAAGTAAAAGGGCTTGTTACGGCCCCTTTACCTTCGAAATCGAGTAACTTACGAAATCATGATCTTGTAGCGTTCGTTCAGCTCTTCGAACACTTCCTTATCTGCTGCAATGCTAATATGAAACTCAATCTTGCCCTTCTCGTTTAACACGGTTTGGACAGCAGGTTGAAGTTTTTCAGCAAACAGCATTCTCAAGCAAGTGCCAAGTTGCCGATCATTAACTGCCAGAAAATAATTCATTGTGCGTTACCTCCTTTCATAATAGGGGGTGTATTTTTCGTGCAGGAACATTTATTAGAGTTTCTCTGTCTCAATAAGGTGCTCACATTCATGTGGGTTTTCATCTGAGCAGACTTTATATTTATCCCAGTATCTCGGGCATTCATGTTCCTTTGCATTTTTACTGCACATCGTCCATAGAGGACACAGCTCTCCGTAATAAGGAAGCTGATTGACTACGAATTTTATCATCTTTCATCCTTTCTTTTCGCCAGTAATAAGCTCAGAATAAGGCAGGCTCTCAATCCAGTCGCAAAGCGTATGCCACTCATCGAGCTTATGGTTGCGACGAGATTTGTAGATGTTCGCCAGAACCTCATAGTTCAGCATGACCGTCCGCTTCTGATTGTAAGAAGACGGCAGGAGCTGGATCATCTGCCACCAATCAATTTTCGGACCATCCAACACTTTGTTGTTGAACCATTCCCGATGGACATTCAATGTATGGATAACGGACTCCAGTACAGCTACGGAATCATCCTGCAAATGCTCGTGGCTGAAATCCTCCAGCGTAAACTCCTTATCTGCAATCTTGTGCATCGTAGAGCAGGAGTTGGCAACGGTACCCACCTTGTAGGTATCGAACTCCTTCCACCAATACAGCGGAGCAGTAATATCAAGATACACGGTAATCATCCGCATGAACTTACGATGGTCAGTACCGGCGTTGCGGAGGCGAGTCATGAGGTTGAGATCCTCGGGACCGATACAGAAAGCTGGATCATCCGTATTTCGCCTTGGACAATACTTACGATGATCGAGATAACAGTAACCAAACTCAGTTCCGTTCGGACACATACCACTATCACTCTTCTCCCAAGAGTTCTTAGGGTTCCTCATACCACGAATGGCGTGCTCCCAGCCCATAACCTCGGTGTTTTCAATTTTCAGCATTTTCTACCTCCGCAAGCTTCATCCGAATCATTTCTAGAATCTCTTCCACAATTGAACGAGTGTTGTTATGCAACTTAATATAGGATTCATGGTCTTTATACCAGGCAAACATTTCGAAAAGATCACCTTTAATCCAACTGAATGCCCACCAGTCACAAATCATCTCGACAATGTATGGGTACGGCATTTCGATAAGGATAGTTCCTTCTTTAGGTTCGTCGTTGATTAAGACCCAATGCTGCCAATGATGGGGATTTCGGTGGATATGCATAAGCCATGCCCGGTTAAACGCCTCGATGATTGCTGTGGTTTGCTCCCCATAGAAATAGTTGTCATAAGGCGTGTACTCATCTGGCGTATTCTTCGACATATCATGGAACTCAATATTTCGAGTCGCCTCCACATCTGTCAGTTCTGGAATATAAGCAGCGATCCACTGATAAGCCTTTTTTACAGCTTGCCTGTGTTTTTCCAGATATTCATCATATTTTTGAGACATTGGATTCTCCTTTCTGATAGATAACCCGATCGCAAGCAACTTTGTTTACCACGCTGGTTGTGTAGTCGATTGTAGGTACCTCATGCTGCTCGAAATGGATTACTATGGAAAAATCAGTGATTAAATCATTTTCGGGATGCACCATTGATTCAGCTCGGTTGATAAGTTCTTGACCTGCGTCTTTTATTTGCTGAACAAGAGCATTACGATACCCATTAGCCATTTTTTTCGATCTCCTTTCTCAATTTATGAGCTATAGCCACCTGTTCCTCAAGCCCCGGCATATGAGGGCAGGGGTAATCGAGACCACAAAATAGACAAGTAACACCTCTCGTAAGAGTAAAGCATCGATTGCATAAAACCCGACAACTTTCTTTAAGTGAATCGTTTTCATTTTCGAGTTTTGAAAGCTTTTCATGGTATTCAGTCTGAAGGTCTGACAACTGTCTTTTCAGTTGTGCATTCTCTTCAGTAGCATCTGACGAAAGTGCCTTTCTGAACTCCTCAAGATTCATGTTTCTTTTCTCCTTTCAGAAATATCACTCTTGATCGAGCCGTGCTTGTTTAAGGATGCGACCAATTTCGTAAACAGATTTTGCCTGCGCAATTTTTCTCTTGACTTCTTCGCTATAGCAAAGTTCCGTTGCAATATCAATCGCATCCTTTTTCTCGGCATCAAGAATTGTTTTTGCTTTCATAGTTCATCGGTTTGTGGGAATTTGTATTGCTGGGTTCTGCGAGACAGTCATTGCACGGGTCTTTGGACTCTTCAAGACCATGGTACTTGCAAGATTTACAATACTGGTCAAAATAGACTTCCTTTTCTTCATTCATCTGCAAAACCTCCTTACAAAATCCACATAATAAGCTTGATCGTCGCCGCTACGATAATCGCACTGGCACACAAAGACATCAGAATAGCGATAGCCTGCCCGATTTTATAAGCAAGGCTGCCACTCTTCTTCGCTTCGGGACGATATAATGTATCTTTTTCGTATTCAGGCATATATTATCCTCCAATCTGAAGTCCGAGATGAGAATATAAATCCTTACAAAGGATCTTCTCCAACTCGTCCTTATACATTGTTACAACTTTGCCGTCTACTACACGGCTTACAGTTTCTCTCAAAATGGGAGCTGTTATATCAGCAGTAACCGGGACTTTGGCATCTGTCATAATCGGTTCTGGTAAATATCCCAATGCTTCCATTTCCTTGTGCTCACAGGTCTCGACAAAAGGACATTCACGGCATTGCTTCGTCAGTCTTGCCAACGCCATCGTCCGTCACCTTCTTTCTCAGGTATCGCTCAATGTTTTTGCACCGATTTCGATTTGAGCATCGAATGACCGTGTCGGATATGACGATCTCTTCACTCATTCCGTATGCTTTTTGCGGTCGTTGAACATCTGGATCGAAGTCCATGCAAGCAGAGCAATACTCCGCGACATCAATTGTTATCATCTTTTCTCCTTTCTCAGGCAGCTTTGGGTTTATAGCTGCCGACATACTTGGTTTCGTTGAAATTCCGCTTCTCGCTTAACGCTCGACTGATAGCCAAATCAATGCCGGAACGAGACTTCAAATGGTAGTAATATAAATCTTTGAACGGAGTGTTTAAGCGGTCAGTTCGCCCAGCTGACTGTTTCATGATTTTGTAGGAGTAGTTCTGCGAGTAGAACACGATGGTGTCTGTGCTAATGCAGTTCCATCCTTCAGCACCGGCAGTATACTGAACCAGATACACCCAGCTATCGCAAGTTGGAATAGGTTGATGCTTATGGCCGTTCCATTCAGCGATCTCGACATTTTCTCCATAGTAGAGATTTTTCAGAATATCAAGCTCGTAGTCGAAATTATAGAAAACAATCATTTTAGGATGTTTCTCAAACAGCTCCATCAAAGCAATTTGCCTGGACTCGTCTTCATTTACGATACGGCGCCATACATAGCAAAGTTCTCCGGCGTTGATAATCGGCTCGTTTTTATACGGGTTCCAGCGAAGACGACTTGTCTCTTTATACTTAGCAATATCATAATTGACATAAACATCTTCATGGTGTGAACAGGTTTCCCGCTTGAAATCCATATCCACAAGAATGCGATTGCGAAGTCGAATAAGCCGCCCGACTCCTAAATATCTGTCTACTTTTGGATACTTTCTGTTTACCCAGGTCATAACCATGTGTTCTTCCTTGAAGGCAGTCCGGTTTTTATAAAAGCCGTTTGCAACAAATACAGGAATATAATCCTCCCATGTATCACCTGGAGTTGCCGACAGCAAGATCCATTCGTTAAACTTGGCAATTTTCAGGAACGCCTTAACCCATGCTCCTGAACCGACAACACGCTGTTCGTCAAATATAAAGAAAGCGTCCGTAACCGTTGCGTACTTCCCAATGTTATTCCAGGAATCAACGACGACCTTATTTTTATAGGTATTGACTTCCGCGTGAACAGAGAGAAGGAAGGGTGAAAGCTCACCCTCCCATTCCAAAGTGTCTCTTTTTCTCGCCGTGGTGATGATGTACAGGTCTTTTGGCATACCCGGCATCCGAATATAATTCTTTGTACCGAGCTTACCGCCATTTTGCTTGTAGTAATAGGCTAAAGCTGTTCTGGATTTGCCACTACCGACACCACCACAGAGAATGCAGCCGTTTTTCATTCTCTCAACGGCATCTGTTTGATAGTCTCGAAGTGATATACCTGCCATCAGCGCCCTCCGAAGATCCGACGCAGCACCCAGACATTAGAATAATACATTGGCGTGAACCAGTAGTTCTCTTTATTGTCGTTGTCCGTCATCGGTTCTGTCAGAGAGTTTCCGACCTTTACATATCCTGCTACCCCCAAAAGTGAAAGCTGAATATAACACATAAGCGCCACTGTTTCATCGATATCCTGTGCAACGACGAGAAGATGATTTTGGTAGTTCAGGTTTGCTTTTTCTAACTGCTTCCTTGCAGCGTGGATTCCGGCAATCAATGTGGCTCCAGCTCCGCAGCACGGATCGTTAATTGAAATATAACCGTCCTGTTCTATCTTTTTTACCGTGTCGTCCATCGTCATTTCAGCCATTAGCTCGCAGACATGATATGGTGTAAAGATCTGTCCATTATGCTCGTTGCCGAGATTGAGAGACATAAAAATGCTGCCCAGAAAATCTTGCTCCGGATTTTCCTCCAAAGCCAAGACCGTCTGAGCAGCCAGTTCAGGAAACAACTCTTGCTCCTGCTTATTGTACTTTTTGATAACTTCCAAATATAACGCTTCTCGCTTATCCCGGTGCTCCTTATCGAGAGGATTAGATAGTGAACAAGCGAACATAATAATAAAGTCACGCCAAACATCCCAAGCCCGATGTCGGTTAGTCAATCGTCCGAATGCTTCTAAGAAAGCTTTCTCCGGAGTCAAAACCTTTTTGGATTTTTTTCCAGCGGGCTTTTTTTGCTTTGGTGTTTCTTCTTTTTTCTCAGGCTCAGTCGTTTGCGGAATCTCTTCCACCGGCTGCTGAGGAGCAGCAGTTTGAGCAACTGCTTTAGGTTTAGTAGTCTTTTTGCGTTTATTCTTTTTCTGCCACAACATGGCTTGACCTCCTTTCGGTTATTAAAGGGGGATAGGCTGTTTCCTCTTACTGTCATAGGTGTGCACTCCTAATCGAGACCTTACTGGACATTTAGCCAGACATGTACTAAGCTGGCACCTATTCGCTTTTAGAAGGGCATCTCCTCAGGTCCCTCGGTTTCAGCATACTTTTCAGCGAATTCATCTTCCTCAATGGTGACATACATCGTCTTAAGGTACGCCTTGACGCCAGTCTTACCATTGACTTCCCAGTTGTAGGGACGGATCGTCAGGTCAACATTGCGGATCTCAGCAAAGTCCAGAGTTCCGATAGACTCCTCATCCAGCTGAGTCTTAGCCCGACGAGTAATCATGATAACCTTCGGGGGGATGTTGTCGAAGCTGACCGCCACCTGAATATAATGGCGAGGAGCCTCGTCCTCATCACGAGGAGCCAGAACACGAACATTCCAGCCATCCTCAATGAGCTTCTGTGCCATATCAGGATCTTCGATGACCACGCAGAAGTTGCGTGAGCCAGCACGATTGTACTTGGACTCCTCACCCTTAAAGTTACGGAAGATGATTCGAGCGTTCTCGATGATGATGTTGTCTACTGCTTTGTAAGCCATAATTAGTTTCTCCTTTCAATTTTTGCGTTTATCGCATGGAAATGGGCAAGTCCTGCACTCCTCATTGATAATACAGGACTCGGTGGAATCAGCCGTGCACAAAATATAAATGAGCACAGCAATTAACAGAATTAAAATCATAAGCGTTACCTCACATCAAACGGAGTAGTATCCTCTTCATGAGGCTCGCCGGCTCCGAACCACGGGGGTGTGTTATCCGAAACATACGGTTCGTCTGCTGCAAAGCGTTCGAAGTCACCATAAACAGACAGAGACTTGATTGCTTCATCTACCATGTTGTTGTAATAACCACGGTCAATGTCGCCCTGCTTGTCCAGCTGCTTGACCATCTCGGATTCAAGCCATCTGAAGCCCTTAGAACCTGTAGCAGCAGCATAACCCTTTTCGCCTATCTTCTTGTTTTCAGTCTCACGAAGCAGGATACCACCTCCGCAGCCAGGCTTAATCGGGCAGAACTGCCCAACTTTTCCGATGAAGTGGTAGTCGTGACCCTTGGCGATTTCGTCCGTTAGTTCTTCGACACGCTCGCATTCAGTGGGCATCGGCTCAGTCATGCGTTTAGAATCGGTAATCTGTTTCCACAGTTTATCTCTTTCCGCTTCAAGGGCACTTACATCCGGCAGAGCCTCGTTCATGTCAAGATAGAGCGAGGACGTCACAGATTTCGTCTCGCACATGTCCTCGAACTCGATGTTCTCCTTGCTGAAAAGCGTCTTGAAGACATAAGGAATCTGGAACTGAGTGCCAGTCGCCGTCCATGCATACGGATGCTTCTTGTTCTCCTTGCAAATATCTTTTGCGGAGTCGATGTACTTTTTCCCATACAGGTCGCAGCACTTCTCAACCGTAGCATATCGAGCAATATAAACTGCATCGTTCACCAGACACATACGATCATAGGTTGCTTCGTGCTCAAAGTTGTACCCATACAGTTTGCCGTACTCAGTCACAAACTTGATGATCTCAGGCGTTGCGTCTGGAATCTTGATGGAGTCGGTTTTGATGTGCGCTACAGTAAAGCCCTGACTCTGAACAGCGTGTTTGAGGTTGACCATAAACAAGGCCCCTCGTTTGGCAACGATGTTATCCTTGTTACGATTATCTCGGAACGGATTTTCAAATCCGGCTGAGGTCAGACCATATACCGAGTTAATTGCAATCTTCAGAGCCTGCGCCAAATCAGCCGCTGCATTTTCATCAGTCAGGTATTTAGCCAATGCACCGCCCAGCATTTTCTTGGCTTTATCAAAATCCTTATGCTTGATTGCGATACGAGCCTGAAGAATTTCGTTGAATCGCTTTGTGTATTCCGGTCCGAAGAGTTCTTCCGCTACGATACTGCTCGGATGCATGGATGCAATATCCAGCAGAGCAATGTTGCTGTACATGCCGGGTTCAGAATATACATAGCCGCCCTCACCAACTTCTTCGCCTCTGTAGACGGACTTACCGCCCTCGAATGTGTAGCCAGGAAAGATGGGACGATGGTTTTTATCGAACTGTGTGAACTCGTCGTAGTCTTCAAGTCCCATTGTAAACGGAAGATCCGCATTAGGGTCGAAGATTTGACTCTCGTCACCCATGAAACGGTAATTGAACTGATCCTGAGGCTTGCGGTTGTTACCAAATATAATTCTGGTAGTCAGCGAGTTTGTTGTATCATTGACGGACATCCCCGCCACATCTGCCAGAATCTGACGGGCCGTGAAGTCCGCCTTACGAGCATTAAAGGTTGCTTCTGTCGCAATGACATCGTTGTCACAATACTCAGCAACCTTAGTCCAAAGCTCCTCCGGCACAGGCTTGTCCCAAGGCAGACCAAGTTCCTGATGGTGAATACCCAGTTCAATCTCGAACTTCTTAAGGGACTGCTTCTTACTGGAAAAGTCATACACATCCGTATACGACACATTATAGGCCTCACCAAAGAAGCAATTTGCGCTGCCGTTGATGATCTTTGTCGAGAGATTATAAAGCTGTTCGTTCGTATACCCCATCAACCTGGCGTAGAGAATATGATTATCGTATCTGCGGCAGTTGAAACCAACCAGACGGAATCGCATCAGCTCTTCAATCTCAGTCGGGGTAGGGTTAATCATACGAACCACCGGCTTACCATCGCCCTCGATTTTCCAGTTCACCAAGAACAGGTTCGGAAACACCTCAACATCGTAAAACACGAGCTTGGCGTCATCATTTTTTGCTCCTGCTGACTGGTCTGCGGACTTAAACTGCATCTTGTTGACCAACTTGATACAGTAATCCGCCTGATGTGTGCTGCTCGCTGCAAATGCCAAGACAGCATTCCGCATATCAGTCACATCATAATTGAGTCCGCTTGCGTAAGCATCCTCAAGAATTTTGTAAATGAAGTCGATACTGGGCTTTGTTGCCGGATGGTACTCTTTGTTCAAATTTCGCTTGATTTGCGTTCTAAGCCCTTTCTCACTCTTCACTCCTTCAAAATTTATCACTTGCTTTTCTCCTTTCAGTGGTAAACCCGAGTTGATCGTTGCGATAGGCAAGTCATTACACTTTGTCAGCTTTCTGCGCAGCGAGCTCTTACCGGTGAAGACTTTCACTTCAATATGATCGTCATACACTCGGCTGAGTTTGCTTACATCACCGGCATAAATATAATGAAGGTGGATGCCCTGACCGCTTTTACTGAGTTCAGCATAGGTCGGCGGCCATTTACTCGCTTCTTTGAGATTCAGTTCATACGACTTATTGCCGTCCTTATCCTGAATATCAAAGTCGATAACAATGTGGTTCTCCGGAACTTTCACATAATGCAATCTTGATGTAGACAAGTCGCTTAGCTTAGTTGAAACTTCATCCCATTTGGAAGTTGGTGTCTCTTTAGCCGAAGCATACTGAGCAGGACAATCTGCGCATTCTCTATCGAAGACCGATTTCTGTTTTAAGAATTCGATCAGTTTATGCTCAGGCTCGTCTTGCTCGGTAAGTGTCTTATCCTCGAATTTCTCGGTTCGAAAGCCAATGTAATAGCTTCGCACACGAGTTCCGTCATCGAGATTGAATCTCTCCTTATAATCCCGGAAGTAGTTTTTCAGTTCCTCCTTAAATATCCTCTGAGAGAATGGGAAGGTGACTTTTGCCTCATCGCAATAGGTTTTATACATCTCCCACGAGGCTTTGAGAGTTGTCCCGTCTTCTTTCTTGAAGACATGGTAAGAATCAATAATGAAGTTATAGAAATCATTAGATGCACCGAGCATCGTCACGGGAATATAATCATCGTATCTGCCCGGATTCTCCAGATAGACTTCCTGACAATGATAAGCAATCGCACCGAGCTCAAATTCGATCTGCTTTGTCACCGCCTTGTATTCCTTGGGACTCAATTTATTTCCGGAAGGGGACACATCGATCAATCGTCTGATGAGACCTGACTTTGCGTCCGTAATCTTGACCGGTTTATTGGTGCCCATAAACAGGAAGCACTTGAAGCGGTTTGCATAGGTCGATTTGAACTTTTCGTTTACTGTCATCAGTTCGTGAGAAACCAAACTGTTCAGTCGGGTGTTATCCTCAATACGAGACAGATCACCATCATGCTGAATCGCCACAAGTGGGTTTGTCTTAAATGCCTCCAGCGCAAAGGAGTTACTGGATGAACCCAGTGCCTTAGCATCAAAGACCGAGTAATATCCTTCAAAGAGTTGCTGAACAATGTTCAGAACTGTAGACTTACCCGTACCTGCTGCACCGTACAGAACCATAAATTTCTGCAATTTTTTCGACTCTCCACAGACAATAGAACCAATAGCCCATTCAATTTTCGTTCGCTCTTCTTCAGAGTAAATTGTGGACATCAGCTTATTCCATGCATCCGTGGTCCCTTCCTCAAGGGGGTAGTTCAGCCGCTTACTTGCATAGTCTTTTTTGTTCGTCGGAGTATTGGAGAATATAAGTTTCTCATCAAGCATGTGGAAAGAGTCTCGCATCTGCTTTTGACAGTATTTGTGCCACGAATCGATCATTCCGGATTCGGAATCCCACATGTGCAGAACTTTAATACTTGAATCAAAGTTTTTGCGGTTTTCCTCTGCATACTTGTCAAGTTCCCGGTCAATAAGCTGGAGCGCATCTTGCTCATCCGTAGACCATAAACCTCGGTCTTCTAACCAAATGGCATAGAAGTCACCGCCTCTAATCATCAGGTCGGAGCTTTTCTTAATGATAAACTTCGGATAGATTTCTATTACACCACGCTTCGTACTACGGGTCGAAATCATTAAAAAGTCGATCATCGAAGTTCTTTAGTCTCCTTCCGTTTTTCTAAGCTCCTTGATTTCGTTTTTAAGGTTCCCGATCTCGTCACGCATACTGCGAATCTCCAAGTCCTGGATAAGCATGTGCACAGTCATAACCGTGGCGACCATGACGGTGCTGCGATTGAAAGACCTCTGTTTTCTGAGCGTCTTAGCAAACACATGCATCGCAGTTTCGGAGCAGCGAAGACTTCCGAAAATATAACGAATCATTTCATCCATGTTTCTTTTCTCCTTTCATGTCGGCAAGAAATTGATCGATCGTTTCAAACTTCCAAGCCTTCGGCTCTCTCAACGAAAATATAAATTCCTGTCCGTTGGTTTTGCGAATTCGAATGCTGTTTTTACCATTTGGGAAGTATTCTTTTACCTCCTTCGCCTGGTCGGGTAAGCATGTCTGAAAAAACCCGTACACTTGCGTATGAATCATGGTAATTCTCCTTCATAGGATGCTGTCCAAATACCAATTCATCTGCCACCAAATTTCAACAGTTCTCATGTCATACTTGCAGCGTTCGACGGTAAACAAACCGCCTTCGCCGTTTCGCTTGTATTTGCGGTTCATAAATCGAGATATTACGTCGTCCGTATACGCCGCATCAAATCGAGAATCACTCATCGACCCTAAACCCAGACTAACAATCATGTTCCAGAACCACTGTCCCATGCGGTTACCGATATCCGGGTCGGTCATAATATGTTCTTCGCAACGAAACGCTAAGGCAATAAGCATCTCCAATACACTGCAAGGGCGGTTATCCAGATAACTGGCAATCATAAGACCCTCGTATTCTTTTTCGTAACCAAAACGATACCGGAGGTCTATCCCATCTTCTGCTCGATTTCCGTCCATCGGTAGCATATATTGAAAATCAATATTATGCAGATGACGAAGAAGCTTCTGATAAGACAGCCTCCGGCTATATCGTTCGTTACATACGAGCTGACACATCCACTCAAAATATTCATTGTTCAGCTCAATTTCAGTCATTCGATCCTCCTATTAGTAGTTGGAGCCTTCAGCCACATCGGAGAAAGAGCGATTGTCTCTGAGAATTTCATAATCGCATCTCAGACGGTCGTTACGAATAAAGACCGAATCGTCCTCATACTCTCCGAAATGTTCAGCAAAGTCCTCGCCAACAGTGTCCTCAATATCCTCGACGACTTCATCTTCATCGTCGGCAAGGACTCCGTCACCAGCATAATAGACCAGACTGATCTGCGTGTAATTGTCATTCTCACCATAATTGTCCGGAGAGATGACATAAGGTTCATTGGGCATAGGATCATCCTTTTTTTCTTCAGTATTTTTCTTGCTGTGCTCCGTGTAATTGGTATAGCCCTCTTCCTGAAGCTTAGCGGCATAATTCACCAGGTCGGGTTTCAGCTTGGCAATATCTGCTTTATGCTGATTTTCCTCCTGCTTTTCATTGCTCTTTTCATTCTTGGCAATATTAGTGTTTACGGGCTTTTTTTCGGCAAATGCCGCTTTCACAGAATCGATCTCTTCCTGTGCAATCTGCTCGTAATACCGTCTAAGACAAAGCCACGTTGCTGCGGCGCCTACCGTGGCTCCAGCCAGAAACATAGCGAAACCGGTTTTACTCATCTTCATATTCCTCCTCGTCAGTTTGAATTGTAACAACAGTAATGGCGAGACCTCCGAACAGCAATGCTGCACTCAGAAGAATCCCGCCAGTAATGTGTCTTTTCCGCCGACTGTCCAACATGGCATCGACGGTTGAGATGAAGTCATCCAGAATATCCATTATTTACTCCTTTCCACCGGAGAGAACAGCAATGCCTCCTACGAGGCAAAGCCCTGCCATAGTGGAAAGAATGTACGAAAACAAAGCTTTCATTTTATGTTCTCCTTTCAGTCATAACTCGAAAAGTAGTGACAACACTCCTGAAACAAAGGCTCACCATACTTGCTGTATCCTCCGGCCATGAAGAACACACAATCGTAATTTGTCCGTTCCAAAAGTTCTTCTTTTACCAACTCAACAATCTCAGGCATGACATAACAACGGTCAATCCTGCTGTTCCACATCACGCTGAACTGATTGGGTTGATAAATAACATCGTACACAGTGTCCGGGAAAGATGGATGGTCAATACGGTTAAGAATTGTATCAATGACCAAGCGTTTTCCAAGTTCTGTTTCTCCTTCAGCTTCACCCATGGTTACGAGTGCTATGAGGTCGATTTCTTCTTGTGTAAGAGGATAGTCCGGCTCATTCTTCACCTCAGGTGTTAAGTTAGGAGATTCCATCAGAAGATCCGCTATAATCACTGGCTCTGCCTCCGCAAGAACCGGATAAGATTGCTTGATCTCCGATGTTTCTTTATCTGTAGAGCGAACCACACCGCATACTGCAAAACCAACAAAGAATATCATGCAGAGAACGGCGGCTATCGCTCGTGGTTTGATGCACATTATTAAAACTCCTTTACATTAAAAATATCACCCCCAGTCCAAGTCTGAAGGTGGTTGATTACATCTTTTCCCAGATGTTACCCTCAACATTGAAGTCGAGCAGAAGCGCCGGCTCATGACGACCATCCTCGGTCTCACGCTCTACCTCAACGATGCGGAAATTAACATAGCCGTCCGGACCATCCTTTGTCCAACCGACAATCTGACCAGCAGGGGTACGAGGAAGATCCAGATCGTCCAGAACCTCATTCAGGAAGAGGTGACCACGGGTCTGAAGCTTGTCGTTTGCAAATGCCTGCTGTGCCTTGAGGAACATGCGGTTGTAATCGGGATTGGTTTCGTAGTTGCGGCTCTTGCTGTCGAAATATACAGCATAATCGCTCTGGAGATTAGGGTCAGCGACCATCACAGTCTTCTTGACCTTCTTCTCCTTACCGGTCTCGGGATCAACTTCGATCTCCTCGAACTTCTTCGCTTTGATGCCATATTTCAGTTCAGTGTCGACCTGCTCGCCGAAACGCTCGATGACCCGACCACGATACTCCTTGAAGCTCTTATCGATTGCAGCATAAGCCGCCCCGAGAGCAACATTGCGCTTGCGAAGAATATTGTTGGATGCCAGAATGCTGGTAATGGACAGCGTGCCAAGAATGATGGCGGGACCATAAAGCTTTGCGAGCTTCATTCCTGTCTGAGCATAGACCACAACCGTGTCCTTCTTGCCGTCCTCGGTCGTATACTCCTGACCGTTGATTGCACCAGTTTTCATACCCTCATGGATAGTATCAAGAGTACCATTAGTTTCATCGAGAATCTCTGCCACCTTAGTGGTAGCCTTGCAGGCGAGGACGGCACTTACGACCGTACCGGCAATACCAGCCACAACGAGAATCTCAGGGCTGTGTTTCTTGAGTTTCATAACGGTCTTGGAAGCCACGCCGTTCACGCTCTTCATGATTTCAGTTTTATTTTTCATGGTTTGTTATTCTCCTTTTCAATTTTTAGAGTTGATTTCAGCACCACAGGCAGCATATCCAGCCAAATCGACATAGCTGTCGTCCGTAGCCGTGCCTGTCCGGATTCGTGCAATCTTAAGAAGTGCCATCATCATGGCAACATCATTTGCAGTGAATTCAATGCCTTTATAGACGCTCCAAAAGCCAGCAATAGCGGCGAAATTATCTTCCGGAGAGCCGTATTCATTCTCTCTCTGCCCGCATACACAAGCCTTTGCTTTATCAAGAGTCTCAGATCTGTTCATCATCTTCATCCTCCTTGACAAACGAAATATAATCACGCTTACGCTCTTTTGCGATTACCTGGCAACCACACATCGGGCAGTCAAATGCATCATACAGGCATTCTTCAGCAGTAGAGCCAAAGGCAACTGCCAACCCAGTTTTTCCGTTATCACGAGCAAGATAATGTCTCTCGATAACGGCATTGAATTTAGTGCCACAAATTTTACATTCAAGCATTATTTTTTCTCCTTTCAATTCAGCGGGATTGCACGAGGCAGTTTCAGAATATAACCGTCTCGAACCCGTACCGCAGTTGCACCGCCAATATTTGTCCAACCATAGCGGTTCATAGTAAAGTTATCATTGGGAACACGAGCGAGATCATAGAAATCGGATACACTCACCGTTCCATACTGGCTGATGATATCGTTCATCGCATCGAGAACCGCTTCCGCATCTCCACGGGTATCGAAGAGAATATCATCATAATCAGGCGTATTGCGTCTGTTGCCAACGGAACCTGCACGCACTCTGTCCGCGTCCCGTTCATAATAGTTTCGGTAAGACACCTTAGACGCCGTTCCGTTTTTCTTACTTCGACCTGCCTCGCCATACAGGATCATATCGATACCGGTAGTGACAATGTCAGAAATCGCTTTCTTGACAGCAGGCACAATGACCTCCATCAAAATATAAGATTTGACATTGTTTGCATCTTCGGCAATAAAGACATCTGCAAATTTTTGCATTTCGCCTTTCTTTCGAGTTTTTGCAGCCCCGGTAATAACCGCCTCAACTTTCTTTTCTGACTGCTGCTCCTGACGAGCTTTATCAGAATTGGATTTGTAATCTTCCACTGGGTGATCTCCTTTCTTATGCCGGAATCAGCTTACCGGGCAGAGTAATTTTTGTGTTCGGCATCAAGCCGTTTTCTTTTTTATATCGATAGGCGAGATTGCTCTTCGCTTTCGCTTCTGTCGGAGCAACAGTAGTTGCTTTCCAGCGATGTTGTACGCAATCATCGAATCGCATAACAGGACCGTCGTATTGATACTGCTGCATATTTTTTCCTCCTTTCGAGAGATAAAGAATAAAAGGGAAAGCACCTTGTTACAGGTACTCTCCCTTATCCGAACTTCTCAAATTCGCATTTTTAGTTGTCTTCAGTGGCAACATCAGATTCTTCCAAGATAACCGTATTCTCCTCAGCAGCCATCTTCTTCTGCTCGATCTGGGCTTTGATGTTTGCGATCACCGGCTTTGCTACATACTTGTAGACGACCACGCCTACAACTACGCTCAAGCCGATACCCGCAGCAATCTTTACGCCCTTGCTCAAACCAGCGTTCTCGATAACCTCTTCGGTAGCTTCAACGACCTCGTTGTTCATAATCTCATTGTTGTTCATTGTGAAATCTCCTTTCAAATGTGTGAAATTGTGGAATGTTCTTCCATTAAATAAATTGTAAATTTCGCGCGGCAAATTTACTGATAGTCGTAAACTGGTGCTACCTGATAGTCAATCACCAGGCAAGGGGTGCCATTTGCATCCAGCTGGGACGAGAAAGCAAGGTCAATGTAACCCTTATCAATGTTCCATCCGAGCATATCGCCCATCTTGGTTCCGTCTAAACCGAGTTCATAGTAGAAATCGTTTAGTGTGACATACATTTCGTCACGCATCTGCCGATTCAGTTCATTCATGACTCTGGTAATCTTATCCCTGTCAGACTTGAAATATCGTCCGGATAAGACATCGTAACAGATTGTGTTCCCGCCGCTTTCGGTGAGAATAACTTCTCGAACAGGGTTCTTAACCATCTTGTCTTTCGACACAGAGTCTCGAATGGACTGTTCCTTTTTCTCACCGATTGTCTCAACGACTTTTTCCTGATACTCTTTGAGAGTCGACTCCGAAAGGGTATATGCCGTTGCCAGCGCAGCATTTCGACGAAGATTAGTCGAGCTTGCCCCAATCAGGCAGAATACAGAGATTGAGCCTACGACAGCTGCCGGAATATAACAAGGCCAAGCTGTTTTGATGATGTCCTTCGGCTCAAGTCTGTCCGTATCCAACTCATCTTTTTTCTCTTCAAGCAGAATCAGAGCTTTTGGGGTTGCCTTTACCGCCATAACAGTGGTGGTAATCATGCCGGCAATTCCGATACCGGTGAGAATTTCAGGACTATGTTTTTTCATTGCCGTCCGTACACCTTTGGCAATGCTTGCTAAACTTTGTTTAGGCATGATTTTCTCCTTTCATCTGAAAAAAATGTACAGCACGAGGTACATCAATCATATAATTAGAACCAATACGCACTATGCTCATATTTGAAACTGTGTCTTTAGACCATCCGTAATAATTAAACTCGTATGCGGTTTTATCCCCAAAGCCGCAAAGTTCGTAATAGTCATTTACGGTAATCATCCCATATTGATCGACCATTTCGAGCATTTGGCTGTAAACCTTCTCTGCATCACTGCGAGTGTCAAATACTGCAATCTCGTGGATGTGACATATGGCTGGTCTGGATTCCGTTACCGTTGGGTTAACAGACAGTCTGTATTTCTGTTCGAGCAGATATGCTTGGCAGAGGATATCGAGTTCCTCTTCCGTTGCTCCTTTTGTTGCCGCCTGTACAATGTAAGAGCTCATAACCTTAGAACTCTGCTTCTGTTGCCGCCTGTACAATGTAAGAGCTCATAACCTTAGAACTCTGCTTCTGTTGACGGTAGTTTTGGTATGAAACTTTCATGTTTCTTTTCTCCTTTCGGTTAAACAAATAGTAGACTTAATTCTTCAGCTGTTTCGACTGCACTCTGAAATATAAAGCTACGCTGCTCGTCCTCGCCGTAACAAGCATACATAGCCATCTCGAACATGAAATTTTCGATGACGGTGATTGGATCATCGAAAGGCTTGTCCAAGATTCGATCACAGATTTCATATGCAGCCCATTGCTGATATGACCTTTTTCTGAATTCATACTTTGGCCATGTGAACGACGGGCTGAACAGGTGCTCGTCAACATACCGTTGAATAATCGAAACAGCCGTGCTTGCATCACACATATCGTTCGGATAAAGAGGAAGAGCCCTTGTTAGGACTCCTCGTCTTCTTCATCGCTAAGTGCGGCAAGCTTCTCATTGATGCGTTCATCAATTTTTTCTTCCATCTTCTTCTCGTTCACCCAGTCAGTGAGGAGCGTAGCCCCCATACCTACTGCGGTAGCGACAAGACCAAGGATTTTAACCAATTTTGCATTATTCATAAAGCGAAACCTCCTTTTCGTTTTCATAAAGTGAAATGTATTTTTTGCGAACTTACAGATCTTCCATCCACTCAGCTGTAGACTCAAAAACCATGTCGATAACATATATCTCCATGCCGTCATCCAAAGTGAGTCGGTGATGGTTAAAGTCGATCCAATAAATATCGCCATTACAGCTTGACCATCCTACGGCATCTCCGAGTTCCGTCTTTTCAAGTCCGAGAAACTCGTAAAAATCATTTAGAGGAATAACACCTGCAAACATGAAATTGCGGTTCAGATGGTACTCAGCCTGAATGACCTTCTCGATGGTCGACTCAAAATATCTTTGTGAAAAGCTATCGTAGAAAGTGCGGGAGACTTCTGGCTCCATGCCTTCACCAAAATCGAGAGAAGAATCGTACCAACCTCCATTAGCAGAGATACTGATGTCCTTGCACTTTTCTTTGGCGATAGAATCTACGATAGCATTATGAGCTTCCTCACCATAGAGCTCTTTCAGCTTGTCCTTATACTCCTTATAAGAACTTTGGACAAGCGCATATGCACTTGTTAGTGCTGTCTGTTGACGTTGGTTTAGTGCATTAGCGCCCATAATGCAAGCAATAGTAGAAGCCCCAAATGCTACCGCCGGAATATAACATTTCCATGCAGCGATGAACGCCTCTTTCTTGGTGTACGCATATGGATCGCCATCATGCTTTTTGCGACTGTCTGCGTAAACTAACGCTACTGCTCGTGGGGTCGCTTTGGCTGCTGCAATTGCCGTGACTACCACACCGGCTGATGCTACACAAGACAACGCAGCAGGTGAGTATTTCCTGATACAAAGCCCTGACTTATGCAGCAACTTTTGAATTGCTTGGTTCTTACTCATGTCTTTTCTCCTTTCATGTTTTTGTTATTTCATAGCCCTTAGTAGGTCTAAAATGTTCGCTGCCATTTCACTGGCAGATCGAAACATAAGACTCGTGTTTGGATTCACCCTCGCATACTTAGCGGTCTTCATCATAAATTCATGCGTGAGCTTACAGAATTCATCAATAGACCCTTCTCTTCGAGGGTAAATCTGTTCGGCGATAAAATCTCTGAGCTCGTCGACAGCCCATTGTGAGTAACTCGCTTTTTTATAATCTTCAGTCCATTTACCAAACAAAGGCGGCAGCCAAGCGTCCATGCGGTACATGTCATACAAGATTAAATCAAGCTGATCGATGCTCATGTCTTTTCTCCTTTCATGCGAAAATAAAAAGCAAGAGAGACTGTATCGGATTCGAACCGACGACCTCCACGGAAGTGTGGCGCTCTACCAACTGAGCTAACCCGTCTCTCATAATAAGACTTGTAAATTTCGCGCGGCAAAAGAAAAGAGCCGTTGTTAGCAGCTCCTTTCAGATTTTACAAACCAATACTTTTCAGGATTTTAGTAAGTTCATCTTTCTCAAGATCGGCATCTATATCCAGATGAACATGCGTCTTTCCGTCAACGACTGTGGCTTTTACCTCATTCAAATTCAGTTTTACATCATAACCAAATTTCTTTCGGATTGCCAAACTCGCCAATTTCGAGATAATGCTCGTAGTGAATTTAGAACCAATTTTCATTTCGTCCATGCTCCTTTTACTCCTTTCGAATAGCATCGTTTTCCACAATAGGGGTTGTAATTTTGGCGAAAAGAAAAGAGCCGTTGTTGGCGGCTCAATCCTCAATAAATCCAGTTTTCTTTTGCAAAGAACAACGGTATTGCGATAAACGCAAAGAATACTAATGCTGTTGCATCTTTGTCGATAAGTACCGGTAAGTACCCACAAATAAGTAATACTACAGCATATAGCTTGTTCTTTAGTGTTTTCATAATCCATGTCTCCCTTCAAAATTCAATGGTTTTTCATAAAGGGAGATGCGTTTTTTGCGCTTAGATATCCCGTCTATCAAATACGGTTTCCCATCGTTCTTTCTGAATAGGCTTCATTTTTAATGCCCACATAATTTGGCGAACCGTTACAGTAGGGTATAGTCCGTCCGTACAAGCCCCAGCCCTCATTTCAAAGTATTCTCGAAAATCAGGGTGCAAATATAAAGCGTCAGTAATCCAAGGGTCAACTTCGCTCCACCATGTACTTTTCGTCTCGGAGTCAAATCGTTGCTGAATTACTGCTAAACCTCTTTCTTCAATTCTGTAGAGAGTGCAGCTATTGTAAACCGGATGCTCACAAATATAACGCTCGCCATACAAGGTCAAGTAAATTTCCGGTTTGTCAAAATGGTATCGCATATCCATCACCTATAAAAAGAAAAGAGAAAGAGCCCTCGTCAGGACTCCTTCCCCTTTGCTAATAGTCTTAATTAGTCGTCGCAGATCTGATCTCTGGTCGGATATAGAGCATCATATTCTTCATCGTTCTCCATACCATAATGCTCTAAATCGACGGAGTGACCGCAAGCCGGGCATACTAAAGTATCTTCCCACTCGTCTTCAAATTCCATAAGTCCTCCGCATTCACTGCAAATATACCGTCCAGTAAGTAAACCGTCTCTCTGCGCGTCGTTAAAAAAGCTCATTGCAAATTACCTCCTTGATATTGTGTGGCACTATTAAGTATAGCGGCCATCAGTATTTTATCAAGAGATAAAAAGCACTTTTACATCTCTCACAATAGCCCTTGTAAATTTCGAGCAGGAGAAAAACGAAGAGAACGTGTTGTATGCACGAACTCTTCGTTTTTGGAACCGGTTTATTTCTTAGTCGGTCTGAATCGACTGAATAAACCTCTGAATGTCTGAGAGGTGAAAGTTCCATCCTGTTCGAACTTGAAACCTCGTCTCATCCAAACGCCGTAGAACATCAACGGCAGCACCAGCTCAGCGGCAGCCATACCAAATCTGAAGTATCGATCTTTGACAGACTCTGCCATTTGAGCCGTCTTGGACTCTTGATCGATTTCACGATTCTCGATCTTGTCCAGACGCTCATAGGTGTTCTTGTCCTCTTCGAGCTTCAGTTTGTACAGCTTCGTTAAGCTATCCACTGCTGTGGTATGCTCCTGACTTCCGGATTCGAGAGATCCCAAGCGTTTAATTTCGGCTTTGATCTCCTCTTCCAACAAACTTCTGTTTTCTTCACCCATATTCATTTCTCCTTTCGTTTTAATAGGGTTCCATAAAAGGAAGTGTTATTTGTGCGAAATAAAGTCTTCACGCTTCACTTCTAATAGGACAGTTCTTTGAGCTATAATTTCATTAACGCTCTTTTTCAGTTCAAGAAAAAGATAGGGTCCGTCCGGATCAGACTTGTCAATACGCAAAAAACCAACTGGATGCTTTCGGCGAATGATAGATGAGACGGTAAACCCAATCATAATTCCGATAACTACATAGACAACTTCCACGGTGATCTCCTTTCAAATTGTTTTTCAAAAATTTCAACCCGGGGATTTTTCCAGATACTAATTTAACACAGATACCTGTCACCTCCGTCCGGGTTTTAATCTAAGTTAGAAAAAAGAAAGAGCCAATGCTATAGTGCATCAGCTCTCACTTCTCCATAAAGGACACTGTTATTCTTGCGAACCCTCGTAGACGATCTTCTTCCGTAAGTCAGACCAGGTTATATATCGGTCTTTACGGCATACGGGGCAATAGAACTTGCTTACTTTACCTCCGATGTCTGTCAGCTCACTGCTGTCGGCTTCAAGCCTACTCTGGCAATTCGGGCAGTTGAAGCGATAGACTTTTTTCACTGCAATATCTACAATCTTCATTACTGTCTCTCCTTACTAAGCAGCCAGAAAAACCGTCTGTACAAGTCATAATAAACATCCTTGCAACATGGGATACCGGTTCTGGCTTTCAGATGGTCGTATGAAATACCCTCTGTTATAGCTTCCAAAATATAACATGAAAGCTCTTCGTCCGTTTCTTTTGCGACCCGTTCCACCATTTTCATGCGGTCGGCATAGTACAGTCTCTCATCGATGTGCTTGGTAACGGGATCACTAACAACATTCGTTTTACAGGGCGGAACTAATTGCGGCCATGAACCCGGATAGTCTATTAACGAATTGTACGCATGACGCCATAATGGGTATTGTAAGCAGAAATGCTTCAATTCGTAATAGCGGTGTTTCTCAATCCAGTAACGATTAGTCTCGGAAAGTTCTGGTCGTATCAATGTACTCATGCGCGTTCACCCCTCCATATATAGCCGGTCTCCTGCCAGAGGAGCTTAGGCGAAATATAAAAGTTGATGCGCCCATACTTAGAGTTCATTTCCTCTAAGTTCGTAACGAGCTTTCCACTCCGAGTAGCTTTTCCGATTGGTAGCCACCCAGATACGATGCCGGCTCGAACCCAGGATGCGTCTTTCCCGTAGACTCGTGCTGCGACTGCCACCGGGACAGACCCCGATGCAAATATAATTTCTTCCATTGGCGTTTGCCTCCTTTCAATCGCTATTTTAGGTTAGGAACGGCTGTTAGTAAAAACAACCTCGGTGGAAACAAGTGCCAGCGAATCATAGTCATTTCACAAGGATAATCTTCAAACCCTAAAGTCTCACAAGTAATAAGACCTTCAAGAACGCCGATAATAATGTCTGCTTCATACTGTTTATACGGAAATATAAAGTCAGGAAGCTCCCGGTGGACTGCATGGCAGTTACAGCACCGAAGTCTTCTGATAGCCACCCATTTTTTGTTGCCGAATTTCGTCCGTACCAATCTTTGAACATGATCGTAGTATTTAAGCTGCCCTCCGCACTTTGGGCAGATTGATTGGTTATCACTAATCATATATGCTCTCTCTTTTCTCTGATTAAAAAAGTTCGGTGTAGGAGTTGACATTCCTACACTTATGATATATGATTACTAATAGCAAATCAATGGGGAAGGTGATAATAGTGTTGATAAAATGTCCTGAATGTGAATTACAAGTAAGTGACAAAGCAGTTTCTTGTCCTCACTGTGGGTTTCCATTGCAGCCAAATATAAAGCCAAGAAAACCTCGAAATAAGAACAATAAACGTCGTAGACTGCCAAATGGTTTCGGGCAGATCAGTGAGATCAAGAATCGGAATCTCCGCAATCCATTTCGAGCTATGATAAGTGTTGGAAAGGATTCGAACGGACGACCTATCTGCAAGCCTCTTAAACCCGAGTCCTATTTTCCAACATACAACGATGCATACGCTGCTCTCGTCGAGTACAATAAGAACCCTTACGACCTTGAACCGTCTATCACTATGAAGGAACTTTACGAGAAATGGCTTGTCGAATACGAGAAGACAGTTAAAAGCACTCGTTCAGTAGCTTCAGCATGGGGGTATTGCTCGGCCGTGTATGACATGCGAGTCAAAGATGTCCGTGCTCGTCATGTAAAAGGTTGTATGGACGAAGGCATATCGAAGGTTCGAGGTGAAGAGAAGACACCAAGTGCATCCATGAAGAACCAGATTAAGTCTTTGTTTAACTTGATGTTGGATTATGCCTTGGAGTACGAGCTTGTTGACCGGAACTATTCGCGAACTTTTAACCTCAGTGAGGAAACCATCAAGGAAATCGTCGCAGTTAAGAACGAGCATATTCCTTTTACGGACGAAGAGATGGGCTTGCTTTGGAAACACGCTGATGATAAAATGCTTGTAGATGTCTTGCTTATTCAGTGCTATTCTGGTTGGCGACCCCAAGAACTTGGTTTGCTTGAATTAAAAAATGTAGATTTGGAAAACTGGACTTTCCGAGGCGGTATCAAAACAGATGCCGGTACAGATCGTGTGGTTCCAATTCACTCGAAGATTCGTCATTTGGTTGAGCGAAAATATAAAGAGGCTCAGGAACTTGGAAGTCTGTATCTGCTCAACTATGTTAATCCGAATGCTCGTAGCAAAAACACTGCACTTACTTATGCTCGATACCAAAAAGGCTTTGGTATGATTCGAGACGAATTGAATTTGAACCCTGAGCATAGACCGCATGATGGTCGTAAACATTTTGTGACGATGGCTAAGAAGTACGGCGTTGACGAGTACGCAATCAAATATATGGTCGGTCACAAGATCTCTGACATCACCGAAAAGGTTTACACCCAGAGAGAATTTGAGTGGTTGAAAGATGAAATCGAAAAAATAAAATAGCTTGTAAAAACAAAGAAAAGCCTCCCCGAAGTGGGAGCACCAACAAAGGCACTCAGCACAACGAGGAGGCTGACTTTGTGTAGGAATATAGATGTAGGATTGGTGTAGAAATAATGCACGAGTTACCTACATTTCTCGGCATTTGCCCACTTCTAACCACTCTGAAAACGGCGTAATTGCAGGGGTTTAGAAGTGGTTAGACCGCGATAAGTTTCTATTATGGAAGCAAAATATCCCGTAATCACTGGCTTTTTTAACCAAAGTGTAGAAATAATGCAGAAATAACCTACATTCTATTGCCCTGTATTGCTATTTATTAGCCGTAAACCACATCCGTAGAGATGGTAAGTCCATCGTCCGACAGTGTCTTGGTTTCCGTTGCAATGACCGTTCCTTCAGAGTCCGTGAGAACCGATGTGATTGTTTTCATATCGTCCGAAAAAGTCTTCACAAGCTGGTTCCCATTGGCGTAAACCGTCGTTACGGTCTTATAATCTTTTGAAAAAGTCTTGACGGTGTCACCAGACTGAATATCACTGGCGGAACCTACTTTACCGTCTACATACGACTTAGTCTGTCCGGCAAGTATCTTCATTTGTTCAAGAGATACCAGCTTGTAATCAGGCATTCGATTCACGCTCCTTTGAAAGATTTAGGGAGGGCTGTTACGCCCTCCCCAGAGACTTACAGTCTTTAGGCACCGAAGACCTCAGTGCACATAGCAGTGACTTCCTCGTCGGTAGCACCGGACAGGGTGTCCAGGAACGCCTTGTTTGCATGACTGTGGTTGCCCTCAGCAGCGGCGTTGACCTTCTCCTTCAGAGCAGCGTCCAGATCAGTCTCTGCGACAATATCCTTGCCAGCAAGCTTGCCGGTCGGAATAGTCAGAGCAATAGACTTATCTTCCGCCGCAGGGGTTACCTCAGTGCCATTGACTTTGATCTTTTCAATGACGTTCGCCTGAGCACCAGCGGCAATGCCAGCCAGTTTGGTACCTTCAGCATTAGTCATCAGGCGGCTGCCCTCGACCTTATCCACCTTCTTACCCAGCTCGGTAGTCATAGTGGTGGTCTTGACATAGTCGCCGATGCCAAGCGCGTTAATCATCTTGGTGACATAAGCCACGACGGTAGCTTCCTCATCAGTACCACCGATACCGGCAAGGATACCATCCAGACGAGTGATGTCATTAGCCATCTTTGCAGCACCCGTGGTGTCACTCAGAATCCAGTCAGCGATCTCCTTCAGGGTATCGTAAGACTTGTCAGCACCAGCCACGATCTTTGCGACTTCCTCAGAAGAGATAGTGCGTACAGACTTGCCGGTATCCTCACCGACCAAGGTGTCGACAGTAGCCTGAGCAGCCTTGCCGTCGATCAGAGTCTTCAGAGCAGCAGCCAGATCATCATAGGCGACCTCACTCTTGCCTGCCATAGTACCCAGGCCGCCGATCTGACCATCGATATAAGTCTTAGCTGCCTGAAGAGCAACCTTCAACTGCGCCAGGGTAGTGATTTTAATAGTGTCTGCCATGATACATTCCTCCTATTGGAATAAAATTATTTTTGCCACAGCGTTTTGGCGCTGCTGTGACCACAAAATGTTTAGCCGAAGACATCGGTAATAACATCGTTCAGTTCTTTTTCTGTTGCGATGTCATCAGGACTGTAAGTGGGCTCGTCCGGATCAGGATTGACTCTGGTTCCGAAAACATCATCGATCAAACCGTCAATATCATCGTCCGTAGCCATCTCACTCCCTTCAGGAAGGCCGCCGGAACTTGCCTCGATTACAATATCATGCTTCAGCAGTTTGTTGGTTGTTGGTAGTACCTGAACAGTGTCACTGGGGGTGATGTTATATTCGCCCTCATAAATATCACAGTCCAAACCTCCGCCAACAGGTATAGATAAAGCTCCTTGTAAGCTTCCAATGGGCGAAAGGCGACCTTTAATAGACCCGATTCCGCATACTCCACCCATGCTCAGTCAACCTCTTCAGAAAGCTTTAGAGTTGCTTTCGAAATGAAGGTATCAACTTTGCCATTTGCTTTTGTGAGCTGAATGTCGTAGACATACTTGCCGAAATTCAGATCAGCTGTGTCTTGAGGTTCAAGTGTCAGCATCATCGTGTCAATCGGGATGTCTTTGACAAGAAGGGGACGGGGGTCATCATAATTCTCTTTCATTGCAAAGCGAATAACATCGCCTTCAACCGGAATATACTGAGTCCCGTCCCTTTTGGTGGCAGAGACCAGAGCCTCAAATGTATCACCTCGGGTCAAAGTGATAGTTGTACCAGTAATGTTGTAACTCATAATCTCACCTCCAATTCAAGCATTGTAAGTTGATTTATGAATCGCAAGTTGGTCAACTTCTGTCATGATTCGCTTAGCCGAACCATTACCGCCTAATTTTTCATAAGGCTTGTACAAGTATTCATACAGATTCTCATACTCGTCCTGTGTAATGTAGCCCCTCTCGATGTAGGCCATACCGAGATAGATAATGCGATCATGAGCCAGACCAATGAGCATTTGCGTTTCAAGATTGTTGTGCTTATTTTCAGCAGCTTTTCGTTTGCTTCGCTCCTGGATATATGCCCAAAATCCAGAAGAAGCAAGTATCGTCCCTAAAATGGTTAATAGCGTTTGCAGCCAGGGTTCCATTTCCATGTATCATCCTCCTTGAAGTCATAAATGAAATAAGAAGCTTGTAGGAAATATCACCCCAAACCTCTTTTAATTAGGCGAGGGAGCCCACCGCAAAGCAGACTCCCTGCCAATTTCGGTTAATCCACAGGATTACCATTTTCGTCAAGACCGAGAGCTTCCAAATCAGCCTTGACAGCAGCCTTGAACTTTGCCGGAACCTGATTAAAGGTTCGACGACCTGCGATGATGAGTGCGACATACAGTGCTACCATGTTGTTACCTCCTATTAAAAATTTGGATAAAATATAAAACATGGTTACTCCTCCTCAGCGATAGGATCGCCGTTGGTATCGTAGCCATATTCTAACAATTTTGCCTCGACATCTGCCTTAAATTTTTCAGGCACCTGGTCGAAGGTTCTGCGCTTATTGATGATAAGCGTGGCGTAAAGATTGACCATTTTTGCTACCTCCTTATTCAGGAATCATTGCTGCGACGGCATCATACAGATCGGCAATTGCTTCCATGATAGCAAGCTGCTGGGAATCACCAGTTTCCTGACCTGCCATGAGCTGAACAATGTTGTCCGAATCATTCGTTCCTTTAATGGCGTTTTCAGCCATAAGCAGATTGGTGTATTCATTGAACTCCCGAGGGGTCAGCGCCGCTTCCTGATAAGTCCAGTAAGTGGTTTTATCGCCCTGTTCGGAAATTCGTACAATACTCGTAATGTCCTTGCGGAGATATACGGTTCCAACAGTAACCTCAAGTGCAGTTGGCTGGACTGTGCTCTCGGCGTACTTGTAATTTAACTCCATGCGACTTTCCTCCTTTCGCAGTGTAAAGACTGACGAGTTTTTGATATACCCGCTTCTCATCGTATTTGTCATATCGTGAAACTTTTCGCTTCAATTGCTGGAAATTGATACACGGTTTTATCCACTTCCGATACATCAAATAGGTATCGGTGCAGTCGATCCACCCAAGATAAGACAACATTTGCCGAGCATCGAGTATGGTTGTTTTCTCCTTTTTGGAGATTTTGCGAGCTTTTCTCGTGGCCTTGTACATGATGGATTTTCGAAGAATCGTTCGATTACGATAAAAGCGAAAGCCCATGAAGTCCAGGTCACGCCCCTGATTGTTACCATAAGAAAAGCGAAAGACTTGCCAATTCGCTTTAAGTTCCAAGCCAAGCTCCATTCCCAAATAATCGGAAATTGCTTGTCTCATGCGGTGCAAAACCCTCTTGTTACTTCCGAAAATGACCATATCGTCCATGTAGCGCATATAGTGCACGGCACAGAGCTGCTCCTTGATGAAATGATCTAAACCCTGTAAATACCAGTTAGAAAGCCATTGAGAAGTATAAAAGCCAAGTGGAATACCAACCTCTGTAACATCGATAATGCGGAATAATAGCTCCAACATCTTCTCGTCATGAACGGTCTTCTTCAACTTGGCTTTCAAACGATCATGTGGAATAGAATCGAAGAAATGGCGAATATCCATTTTGAGGACATACTTACAATTCTTCGGGTCAGTCCTGATCCACTTCTCAATAACCTGCTTTCCTTTATGGGCACCTCTGCCCGGAAGACTGGCATAGCTGTGTTCATACATTCCCTTGCAGAACATCGGCTTCATGGCATTTACGATGCAATGCTGAACAAGCAGCTCTTCCATCGTAGGGACAATAATAGTGCGCTCCTTGCGAGTAATCCCATCATAAATGTAAACCGGCACATGCTCGGCGTTTTCGTAGTTGACTATCCAGTCTAAGGATTGTTCAACTGCGGCATCGTCGGACATGTGCCGGTGTTTCATGATTTTACGGAATCTCTTGCTGTGCTTTGCTTGAGACAGAGCGTACCGTCGGTTCGTTTCGGATATTGTTTTTTCGTACAAGTGGTTATAGGATTTCATGTTCTCTCTTATCCTCTCATCCGCTTTCGACTTATTCTCAGCTACTCACAGATGCTTGCACCGAGTTAATTTTCACCAAGTGGTGAGGAAGAGATGCGGATATCTCTTGCCATTTTGAAATGGCGGCATACACTGCATTATAGAGAGCTTCTTATGGATAAGATAGAGCCGCGCCATTGTTCGAGTTCGAATTGGACGCCGTATTGTTCAGATTAGCGTAGAAAGGACCGACCATAAGGTCATTGTTCCAGTTGCCGCCGACATACGCGCTGGGCGCAGTGTATACCCCTAATATTTAATTGTTTTCGTTTACCCGGCGAACCTAAGGTTCTCCCGTCCTCTCCTCGCTGCTTACGCAGCAGCAAGCGGTTTACAAGAGAGAGCCGCGCCAACGTACGAGTACGAATTGGACGCCGTATAGTACAGATAAGCGGAGAAAGGACCGACCAAAAGGTCACGGTACCAGGCGCCGCCGACAAACGCGTAATTGACCTGGCTGTTATTGTACCACATGCCGTCAGCCTCATAAGTGCTGCTGGAACCACTTGCATTAACAGGCAGCCGTCCGAATGCTTCCGTCTTCATGCTGCTGATGTAGCCACCGGAAGAACCAGCCGGGGTAGCATTTGCGATCGTCTTATAACCGTTTCCGTCTGTGTTGTAGTCGGTTACAGTAGAGCCATCGTGAGTACCACGAGTAAGCTTGACCTTCTGCGTTCCATTGGCATTGATCCAGCCAGCAGTACGACGCCACAGGTTACCCCAGACATTCTCCATACCGAAGACCTTCACACCGGAAGTCTGGTCATTGGAACCCCAGAACATACCCTTGGCGTTCATCGTACCAGGGGCAATAGCATTGCTATTGGAACTCTTGCACCGTCCGTAGCCAAATGCAGTCTGACACTCGGTAGAACGAGCCATCATAACCAGTAGATCCTGGAGCAGCAGTCTGTCAGCCAGCACCTCGGTATACCAATCATTGCCGTTTGCCTTTGCACAGGCGATTTCGTTAGCCGCCGTGGTGTTTATACTATTCGCTGCACCGCTGATAGAACGCAGCTTACCGGAAACCAGAGAACCGAAATAGATGGGAGTATAGAAATGATCGATCTGGTTGTTGTTGCGATCATAGTTACACCAGCAATCCCAAGTATCATCCTGAGGAATATCGGAGCAACGGAAATGATAGATACCGTTCTCCTCCCAACGCTTCGTGTAGATCTTCGGCCATTCCATCATAGCGTTTCCACCGAAAGAAGTATCAGCAACCTTTGATGTGATGCCGTCGATCTTCTTGGTATAGTCGTTAGGATCAAGATAATGGTCAACCTTTCCGGCATAAGTCAGCATACAAGGACGAGGCATGAACTTTTCACCCGGATCAAATGCCCAACCACCATAGTTGAACTTACCGGTGCTGAAATTCATAGCCGCCGGAGTAAATGCAGCGTTATCCACATCAGAAGGATAAGTTACTCGTCCTGTGGGGCTGGAGGTTGCCTGGACCAGGTCATAGCCGAACAGATAGTCTCTCTTCTTCGGCGTTACACTGGTTCTGTTTGCCTCACTGCGATTATAGGCGCCGGTACTGGTGTAAGGGAATGCGGAATAGTAATACACCACTCCGACTGTCACATTGGTATCTGTATAAGTGCCGTTGGCAGTGATGTTCTTGAACAGTTCGCCCTCCGTTTCACTGGTCGGATAACCAGTAGTGCTCCTACGGATAACTGCACCGGCAACGCCACTCGGAAGCTTCGCCGTGATTTCTACCTTAACGGTATCAGATGCCGAGACATATACCGACTTAGCGGAAAACTCCTGCATCGGCTCCGGTTCGTTAACAACCACACGGTTGGCCTTGTTCCGGTTATACACACCCTGAGTGGTATAAGGGAATGCTGCATAGTAGTAAGTTCCGGTAGGAGATGCGCCACTATCTGCGAAGACAGTGGACGCTTTGATGTTGGCGACCAAATCGCCATCGAACTCATCCTTAGGATAATCGGTTGTCTTCCTCCGGATAATCGCACCTTCTACGGTGCAGAGTGTCTGGTTATTCACGACTGTGTCGTTAGGAAGTGTAGCCGTAACTTTCACAACGCCACTCTCAACAGCCACGCTGAACACCAGCATATTAGACGGCTCAATGCCGCCGAAGAAGTGTCGGTTTTTACCGAAAATCAGATCTTCTTCTGCCATTTTGATTGTTCTCCTTTCGCTTTAAGAATAAGTTACAACGGTGCTGATAAGCTTGCCATCGGAGTCAAAAGTCTTAACGGCTCTCGCCACTTCTGCTCCCGCTGCACTCTTCAGCACATTTGTCATTGTCAGGAATCCGTCAGAGAAAGTCTTCGTCAAGGTTCTGCCGTCACTTGCAGTAGAAGTGATAACCGTACCGTCGTCCGAAAACTCCTTGGTTCCGTCTTCGAAGCCAACCAGCAAAATCCGTTTGACCTCTTCCTTGTCGATCTCAAGTTGTAGATTACCGGCGACATCGCCGCTGAGCTGGTCTTTCATCTGGTTATACCAGGCAAGGAAATCAGCCTGCTCAGATGCGATCCACTGGTCAAGAACCGTCTGCTCCTGCTGAAGATCAGCTTTCATTTTATCGAACCAAGTTGTGAAATCACTTTCCTCCTGAGCAATCCAGTCATCAACTTCCTGAGATCGTGCATCAGTAAACCGATCAAGCTCGTCCTGCCATTTGCCAAGCAGCTCGTCCAGGCTGACCGTCTGAAGAATGCCAGTTACAAATGGAGTAGACTCTGTACCGACCATAGGGGTAATGTCAGCTTGGTTAATAACCGCAGTGCCGTATTTTCTGTAAATATAACAGAGAGGGTACTGATGGACATTTCCCTCGTTCGTCAAAGTCGGTCTCGACGGTGCGCTGGACGGATTGCCTTTGACAAATTTGATGGTGTTCTCACGAACCGATTCCATTCCGTTTACTTCCAGAACCACGGCATCAATACGATCAAGAAGCACCTCTGCTTCCGGGGCAGTCATCGGCAGGATACTGTCATTGACCGTCCATGTATGGTCAAACCAGGCTTTGCCGACACCGACATTCACGGTAAGACCGCCTGCCGCCTTCACAGCAAAAGCGGTTCCGATAGAAGCAAATACACCATCGATGATGAGTCCGTCAAAGATAGCTGACATCTGTGCAGCATTGTATTTGCGGTCACCGTTAAGTGAATTGAAAAACCCGCTTGATACGCTCATTCAGTTTCTCCCTCCTTACTTTGAAATAGTTTTGAAGGTCGGATAAATTGACAATCCTTCCTCACTGTTTGAGATGACCAGTTCCGAAATGTAAGCTGACCCCTCATTGCCATATTCATTGGCGATTTGAACGATGTCTCCGATAAAGAAGTCCTCGCCGTATTTGAACAGTCGAGTAACTTCAACTTCTCCTTCGAATGCAGTGGTTACAATATGGTCTGCCAGATTCTTCAAG